CCTCTTTCGAGGGTCCTTTTGTGGTATGGGAATTATCCCTGCCACTAAGCCATAATGGAGAAGTTATATGTACATCCGACACAGAGACCTATATTACAACTTTATCAATGATGAAGTTGCTCAAAAGGTGCTTCGTTACATGACCAACCTTGCCCCTTATCAGGGCTCGGATGAGCTTGCTATGAAGCGACTGTTGCGTAACACGAGAAATCGTGCTATTCTACAGGACGTGTGGGAGATGTACGAACTCCGAGAGAGTGTTTGCCTTTATGGCAATCACTGGTGGGCTGTAAAAAGCTCACCAACTTTCGAAGTTTATACGGATGCCTCATAAACATCCCTTCTTCACGTTAGGCGGTTCTTCTGTTGGGTAACTCAGTTCTTCGAACTGAGCCCCATCTCTCCGTAGTAGACTTATTTTGTCTGCTACTTTCAGCCATGGAGCTTAATCAATATGACTAGCAAAGTTGCCACTTACCGTACGAGAGGTTCCAGTTTAATCTCAGTGGACTCATGGGATGAGTCGATGGGTAACTCCCACTCGACTCTACCTGATGCGTTCTATAAGACAATTGGAATCAATCTAAACGGTGATGACAACCCAGCTTATAAGTCATTGATTAAGAATAGGGTAAACGCTACTAATGCGCTCACGGCATCTGAGACTCAGTATTTTGGCAATGGGTTAAATTTCTTTCGGAGGGTCTCCTCGTATGGAATGCGAGGGAATCCGCCCGCTAGGACTTTAATTCACCAAGATATTGAGTTCGGTGGAGGAAACTACGATCTCGTAGGTAATCCTGGCACCTCACCTGCCGACTCTAGTGTGGCTGATCGGGCGAAGGCTCGCTTTGTCTCTAAGGCTCGCAGTTTGCAGTCACCCGCTCAGGGTGGCGTCATTCTCGGTGAGCTTAAAGAGACATTGCATATGTTACGTCATCCAGCGGATGCAATTAGAGGCGGTCTGTCCAAATACCTTAAAGACGTAAAGAAACGTCTTAAAGGAAAAAAGGTTTGGCCTGCTCGCAAAAAGAACTCTATTGTCGCATCCACTTGGCTTGAGTATACATTTGGTTGGAGCCCTTTTGTAGCTGATATACAGGCTGCAGGGAAGGCTATCGCCAACTTAGTCGAGAAACCTCCGGAAAATAGGCCCGTAAGGGCCTTTGATACGAAGACCTCGATTGTTGTTGACGGTTTATATGATGTCGTTAGTCCGCCTGGTGGAGGGTCTGCTGTCTCTTATTTGAGAAAGCAAGACTCCACTACGTCGGTCTACTTGTACGGGGCGTTAAACGATCGTTCTGATCTTAATAGCGTTCCCGTACTCTCAGCTTTCGGGCTGAGGCCTCACGACATCGCTCCAACAATATGGGAGTTAATTCCATATTCCTTCGTCCTCGATTATTTCACTAATATCGGTGACATAATCAGCTCTGCTTCTTTTAACACATCGTATCTTAGCTGGTGGGCGATGACGACCACGGTAGTTAATAGGCAGATTGCCTACGACTATCATGACGTTACGTCCTATTCCAGCGGAGTTAATACGGTTGTTACTGGGAGCAGTAGTGGGTCGGGTGGGATCTTTGTGAACAAATCGATCAGCAGAGTTAATTTTCCGTCTCTGGTTCCTAGTTTGCGATTTCGCATTCCGGGCTCTCCTAAGGTCGGATTCAACCTTGCTGCTCTGTTCGCCCAATCCCGCTCTTTTAAACCTTAACGGAGTTCTACATGACTATAGCAATTACCTCACCTATTACAGGTGGTGCCCAGACTGGCTTGACATCGCCCACGTATACAAACGTGGCTGATGTTGCGCCAGACATTAATGGAAAGCAAGTCGCTGTTACCGCCCTTGGCGGTACACAGACCGGCGTGCGTGTCCATAGTGTCTCTGATCCGTTCACTATCACGGTTACCCGTCCGAAGAGCCCTAAAGCTCTTCCTCAGGTCAACCCGGTGACGGGTCGTTATGGATCTATCCCTAAAAACTCGTACACCATCCTGATTCGGAAAGGAGTTATTCCGGCGCTAAATGTAGCGTCCGAAACACTCATGATCCGTTGTCAGGTTGATGTGCCGGCGGGTGCTGACGCGTATGATAGCGCAAACATCCGTGCCGCCATTTCTGCACTTGTTGGGGTTTTAGACCAACAGAGTGCAGGATTTGGTGACCTGACCGTAAACGGTGTTTTGTAAACCGTTTACGCTGGTCACTTCTTGGCGTCCCCTTGACTGGGGTTAGATAGATTCATAGGAGATTACTATATGGGTGCTATCCCTGTAGGTTTATTATCCGCCTTGAGTTCTGACTTACAAAGGGAAGTGGGTTGGTCTTACGACCAACTCCGAGCCTTACCAGCTCTTCTTCCCGATTTTGACCATCGCTTAGCCTCTGCCTTTTCGTTGGCTCGCGCGTTAACTAAGAAGTTTCTTCCTAGTGATTCGTCGAGTCAAGATGAGGCATGCATGAGCAAATTCTTAGAATGCAATTCGCGTTCTGAGAAATGGTCATTGCGTCTTAATACCTCTTTGGACGAGGAGTTGTGGGGTACGTTTAAAGCGTACGTCCACGACTTCTTTAATCCTGGGGGTATGCCACTGGTCGACTCCTTAGATTCTGCCTTCCTGAAAGGGAAGGTTGGTCCTGGAGCTTCCATTGGTAGTGCAAACGGAGACTTCTATACGAAGATCTTCGCCTCTGCACAGACGTGTACGTCAGTAGGTTTGGCATTTCATTACCAGACCAATGTCTATCGGTGGCCCGAGTGGGCTAATGGAGAGACTATCCGTCAACTCCACTACTCGATACCGAAGATAGTTCAAGGTAGTCGACTTAGCTTCGTGCCTAAGAACGATACCATATCGCGTTCAATCTGCACTGAACCCACGTTGAATATGTTTTATCAACTTGGTGTAGGTGCACTCATAACTGAGCGGCTTCGATCGTATTTTACGATCGATTTAACCACTCAGCCTGAGCTGAACGCGATGTGCGCCCGTTTGGGTTCGATGTTCGGTTCGTGGTCTACTATAGACCTTGAATCGGCATCGGACTCAATCAGTATGGGACTGTGCCGTGAGGTTATTCCTCGCGACGCCTTCTCATACCTCGCCCTTCTGCGTAGTCCTTCGACTACGTTTAAGGGTACGGTGTACCCCCTGCATATGGTAAGTTCTATGGGGAACGGTTTCACCTTTCCTCTACAAACTTGCCTTTTTGCAGCCATGGTAAAAGCAGCGTATACCTCATTCGGTATTAGGGAACAGATCAACGTGTTCGGGGATGATATAGTCGTACGACCAATCATCTATTCCCGATTGTTGCGTCTGTTGCACTTAGCCGGATTTAAGGTAAATGCTGATAAGTCCTTCAACGAGGGACCGTTCAGGGAGTCATGTGGACACGACTATTTCCTGGGTAAGGAGATACGTGGTGTCTATATGAAGCGTTTTAGTTCGCTTCAAGACTCCTATGCCCTGATCAACGCTTTAAATGATTTCAGTGCTAAAACTGGAATCAACCTCGCCAGCGTTATGAACTGGCTTAGGAAGCGTGTCGACCTGAGTGTAGAGATACCTTTGTGGGAAGATCCCGCATCTGGTATCCGAACACCTTTGTCGATGGTCAAGACAAGACGTGTGTCTGAGACGACACATGGACAGGTGTATTCAAAATACCTGTTTAAGCCGCGATATGCTCGTGTTGGGGGTAAGATCCGTGGTAAACGGATACCTTACAACCCAAGCGGGCTTCTCGTGGCATTCTTGTCGGGCATGGCTTTATCAGCAGGCCTCCCCCTTCGTGGTGAAGGGTTATGGAAGCTGAAGAAGCACCTGAGTTGTTCTTATTGGGACAACTTAGGGTCGAACTCTGTTCTTCTTGAACAGAGGTTTGACTTTACGCAGTTTGAATCTGCGTATAGGGCTAATCTTATAGGTTAGTCTGAAGCCCCGG